AGATCAGACTCGTTTGCTATCGTGTAATATCCGGAATGGGGAACCGCATATCCTGATACTTGATTCCATTCCGTTGAATCTGCCAATTTTGTCTCAGCAGTAACCAATTCCACCATGACCACGCCTCCAATACCTTTTACGGCATTGATTAGTGAATCATTCCTGTATTCACCATTAAATGGAAGCGAAGCTAAAAACTCCACAATACATTCCCTGACAGGTTCTCCCCCGGAGAGTACTCCAGCACCTTGCGAAGTCAACATCATCGGATTGTACCACACTTTCAGTGTTGCCTTATAATGATCCGCAGCCTCATTCCTTATCCTCAGCACTACGCCTGCATCCTTTACTTCCTTCATGTAGGCAGTTAATCCGGATAGCTCGGAGGTAGAGAGGGGAGATGGTACGGAATTGGCAACTTTGAGGTATATGATCGCATTCTCCTCCACGGCTGCTGCGTTCTTCACAACCTGGCAAGTTTCCAGCTGTTCTGCCGTCAACTCTTCCGAATAGGAGTCGGTTCCGTCAACTAATGTATATCCATGTCGGTAAGCCTTAGCCTTGTTCACATACCACCTTAACGAGTGCGGCTTCATGTCGTCAATGTATGCCTGTACTTCTTCCTTGTGCCTGTCAAACAAGACCTCTAAAGCCCAAATTGAGACAGCTACTATATAGAAGATTATATTCTCCAGACTTGCCTTCGACAGCACTAGTTCGTCCCCCTCTGCGACATCGTATTTCGCCCTGACGGTAGTGTTTGCCTTGTATGCGTTCAGCATCTCCTCTTTTATCTCATTTATAGTTCTTGCCATATCCTTATTTATTGAACAACAAAATCATATTCCACAAACCAGAACTCAATGCCCTCACCATCTCCTGTAATCACATTGATTTGCTCTTTCGTTATTGAAGTAGCTGGTTTATAATCATTATTTGAATAGTAATTGACCACTTCGCCTTTTGCAGCCGTTGGCATTAGCAATGAAGTGCCGGAAGGTATGTCGTCGGTTATTGACAGCCCGTTTCTGTCCGCCAAATCGAATATGACCGAAATGTCACCAAGCCGCTGCACCGCAACGTCAAAGAGAGACTGATTATTTAAAACCTTTTCTTGCATATAACTAACAATAATATGGCATAACTCAACATTCCTGACCCCATCAGAAATGTCTCATACCATTTGAATTCTCTTTCCTTATATACCGTCAAGACATCTTTGCTCATAATTGTAGAATCTCTCACCGTTGCCAATATGGCCATCGTGTCGCATTCACAGTCTGCCTCCAACACGTTGTTCTTAATATTCAGATTCAGCTTTGCGTTTCTGTAGCCTTTTGCTGATGCTTTATTATTTTTTAGGCTGTCTCGTATATTGAACAATTCATTTATATAGACATTACCCAAGGAATCACACCTCAACAATGCTTTTAAAGAACATGAATCAGGTTCTGTGAGAATTGTTGTGTCCCTCTCTGTGACGGTAACCACACGTTCATTCGTTAACATCTCCCTCTTCGCCTTGCAACTGCCTGCGCACAGGGCAACTGTCGCCGTAAGGACAATCACCAATGCGGTCGATAGCCTTCTGTAGCTTCCTGACATCTTTTCTGAGTCCATTGATTTCTTTTTTTAGCGGTTCAATAATATATTCCATTTGCATTTGCAGGGTTTTACCCTCGTTGTCCAATTCCTTACCCTTTGCCTCTGCGTTTGCGGCTTTTTGTTCCGCCTTCAACTTGAAGAGGCTCATCGCAAAGCCACCACCAAGCAGCAAGTTTAGAATTGAACTTATTACCTCCCAACTCATAATCCGGCCTCCTTTCTCCAACCCCTGACATCGAAGCTCGGGCACGATTTGTTTGCATACTCGTTATGTCCGTGGACGTTTTCGATTCTGTAAGTCTGCTTTAGCTGACGAACCAACCTCTCCATCGCACTTTTCTGTTGTGGGGTCCTGGTGTCGGCTGCGTGTTTTCCGTCTGCAGTCAATCCCCCGACGTAAACCACCCCTATGCTTGTAGCATTATGTCCTTCACAATGAGCACCAACCTGGGAAACTTTTCTACCTTCATGGATGGACCCATCCAAATAGATGACGTAATGGTAGCCGATTGTTTTCCAACCTTTCTCTTTGTGCCATCTTGTTATATCGGCTACTGTGACAGGTCTTCCTGCAGGTGTAGCCGTACAGTGAATAATTATTTCATTTATCTGTCTCATATCTCTATCTTTAATTGTCCATTGTACATTATTACATTTGGGTTGTTGTATCCATCCATCTGAAGGTTTACCCGTACAGCCCTATTTAGCTCTTTCTCCTTGCCTACGGATTTCAGGTAATTGATGGCACCAACTCCTAACTGTGGGTATTCCTTGAACTCTCCTTTGTTGGAACATACAATCAACTGCACGTTTTGCTCGTCAGTGGTCCCGACCTCAAACGTCCCGTCTTTGACGCTTATGTCAAAGTTTTCGTCCATCAATATTCCTCTCATGCCGTTAGTGTTTTACTTTGTTGTCTGCCATGTCCTTGATTGATATGCTGCAGCTTGCCATCTGAGCCTCGAAAGATGAAGCTCCTGTTGCTCCGTTTGCCGCTGATCCAGCTCCGACACCATTCAATCCTGTGGAAACCGCCGTCTTCAGGCCCTCGCAATAGCGCTTTAGAGAATCAAGGTTGTCTTTCAGGTCTTGGATATTGACCATTGCCCCGTTCCCGCCTCCGTTCATCTCTATCCCTGAACTGTCTATCTTCACCTTCGTACCATCTATGACTATCTCCACCTTGTCTATCTCGGTGTACCCGATGACAGCTGCTTGGGTCATGTCGTTGTCCATGATGGTTACAGTGACATAGCTGCCAAGTTTCGGAACAATGAGAATGTGGTTACGATAACTGTCTACGACAGCATTAAGACGGACGTTGTAATAGGATAGGTCTTCTCCTATCAAGACGCTGCACGTCCTGTCCCCCTCATTGATAGAAGCCACTTTGCCCACTTCCGTCTGCACTGGCATCTTCTTCTCAAAGAGCTTAGTCACGTATCGTTGTATTGTTTCTTCCAAATTTGCCATCTCACTTTATTTTGTAGGACAAGGAGTTTTCCCTCCTGAATCCAGTACTAAATCCATATTTAACAGTTACCGCCTCAATCAGATAAATTCCACCTCGTTCCGGGTTGTCGTAATCTACCAGCTCTAAACTGTCTCCCGGGCGTGTGGATGGAATCCCGAATCCGGTTATCTTTCCTTCGTAGCCGTCGAAGGCCATCCTTTTTAGCTCCGACTCGGCAAACTTGCGTATTTCCGATTCAGACAGACATGGCGAACAATTGAGCGTTCTCTTCGTGTCTGCGGTTCTGTCTCCAACCTCAACTTTTATGTCTTTTCCGTCCTTCTGCTTCGACTTGGCAGTGATGAGTACCTTTCTGTCCTCCTTACGGGTGAACTTCAAATCATTATTGGCAACATTCGCGAAGACATTCTTTTCGTTCATCGCCTTTATGCCTTGTTCGTTTCTTGTCCCGAAGTAGTAGGTATGGGTCTTGTAATCTGTCATGGCGTAAGGATAAAAACACCTCAACTTCTTATCCCCGACATCTCTTATACAAAACCCATAACTGTCTTTCAGTCCCTTGAGGACTTCGAATGGGGTGGCATCCTTTGCTATAAATCCACCGGACAAAGTAACATCCGGAACATTCTCTATCATCTGCCCAAGTACATCTTCCAATATTTGTTTTAGAGTCGGAGTTTCCCAACTCTTTCTGATCTGTGGCATACGTTTGAATCTCGACATCTCATCCTCGCACTCTATTACGATGGGGGTTCCGTCACCGATTTTTGTCACATAGCCCTTGAATTCCGTTTCAATTGTCTTGTCATAGCCTAGACGTATTGTCACCTCATCGTTCACCGCAATGTTTTCAAGGATTCCCTTTCCGTCCTTCTTGGTGAAATTGCGTGGTAGCACTATCTTGGCGGTTCCGCACAAATCCTTCACGCTGGAGGTTATCTCTGTTGATACGATTCCACTCCGCTCTCCAATCAGCTTTATTTTGCCGATGGTGACTTCACTTTTAGGGACGAAATACATTGCTTTACTGAATTTTAATTTCTATATTTGAAATACACAAAAATCAAACTGCCATGAAAAGAGCATTCATCATATTACTTCTGTCATTAGCGGCTCCTTTGTATTGCTTTGCCGGTGGTGACGTTGTCATCGACAAGGACAACTGCACGATCACAAAGGATGGTAAGACGTTTAACCTATATGGGGATATCCAAATTGTTGAGAGTTATCCCGACTTGAGAGTCCAAATTGTTAATAGTTATCCAGACATGAAAATTCAAATTGTTAGCAGCTACCCAACAGAATGTGGCTTGGTAAAGATTGTTGACAGTTACCCTATTTTAAGGGTTCAAATTGTCGACAGTAATCCAGATTTGAAAGTTCAAATTGTAGACCATTATCCAGGTATTGATTAAAAATTAAATTCAACAGGATTAATGGACCACATAATAAACTTATATTTTATCGTGTCTGGATAACTTCCCATTACGGAAAGCTCCATTAATTTGTCAATATATACACTGCACACCCCCAAATCATCTAACACTTGACATTGTAGGACATCAAAGACCGCATTCGTTTCAAAAAGCCTTCTTATTTGCATCATTTTATCACTAGGGTACCAATGTCCATCCATGTCAATCAGCAATCCGCTCATTGTAATTTTCCACTGTTTGCATCCCCAAGATTCAACCACAACATTGTTGCTGTTGTCTACCTCTGTCACCTTTATGTTCTTGTCTCTTTCAAAAGAAAGCATTGGGCAAGGAGCGATAACCCCATCCACATTCCCCTCAAGAAATGAATTTGCGAACTTGTATAAAGTGCCGTCCTCAGTGCTTTTGAGCGTGAGGTCCGCAAAGTGGGCGTCACGTACGGAAACATCCATCTTCCTGATGCCGTTCCTGATGATTGCCTGGTTCACCTTGCTGAGACCTACATTCACCCCTGCCTGTTCAATGTTTGCCTTTATGTTCGACTTCATCACCTCCTTGTTCGGGGCATACCCGAATGCGGAGGCCATCCTCTCCGAAATGTCTATCGTTATCATATCCTTGCCCTTTGCTTATTCAACCGTCTTAATTCCCAGCATCCCCTTCTTCGCCAGCCACTCTATCTGCCTGTATTTCTCTATCCAAACCTCGTCCGGAAGCTTCTCTGGGAAAGGTATATGGAAATAGAAACTGACAAGTGCGTCTATCTTGCGGATCGCTGTTGCCAAATCCCGGCTATCGTCATCAATACCTGGATAGCCGGCTATAAGTTTTTTACTATGGCGACACGCGTTGGATAGACCTTCATGATGGCATCGAACGCTCCAAGGAAGAGGCCGTCATTCGCCTTTACTTCCTCCTTGTGTGAGAGAACGCAGGCATTGACAAGGATTTCCTTCGCCTTGTCGGGGTTCTTGTCTATGAAACGCTCAAACTCACCCTGCACCATCCTAGAAGGCACTTTGATGATCACTTTCTTATATGCGCTGCAACTGTCGTCAAGCGGAAGTTCCGCCAACTTGATTTTGTCAGAGCCATATTTTGACTTCCACTCTTCCAACATCTCTGTAGTCACGCCGTCAGGCAATAAGACCTCCTCAATTTCTTTCATTTCCTTTTCCATTTTATTACTTTTTAAATGCTGTTTAAACAATTACGCTGTCACGTTGAAATCGATACCGAAACACATGAGGTCGAATCCAAACACGATATCCCCCTCGTTACCTAACGACCTTCCTTGGCTGGTAAACTTCACCTTTAGTTTGTCTACTACAATCTCGTTGTTGTCGTTCACGTAAGTGACCACAATATCGAATGGTTTAATATCCAACAGGTTTCCTCCCGCAGCCTTCTCCAAATCGAAGATGCTCTGTAGCCTAATCGATATCGAGGCTGAATATTCCCTATTTCCAGTGCTCCACGATGTTGGGTCCTTAGAACCTATGCTGTAGTTTGGGGTGGTATTCTCTTTCACCGAGTAGTCTATCTTTGTCACCTCATAATAAATGCTTCCGAATATGGCTATCACCACATTGCCGGATTCATAAGATTGCTTATTAATTATCATCAGATACTTGTTTTAAGGTTAATGACTCCCTTTATCTCGTCAATCTGCCCGGTCGGCACGATGACGAATGAAACTTTGAGTTCTCGTGGGGAAACAAGCAGGTTGCTTGTCGCATCCACGGTGGTTTTGCCAGCCGAGATGAGCCCTTCTTGAATCATCTTCTGAAACACCCCGTCACCAATTGCCTCAAAATTTGCCACAATCGCACGTGGGAGCAACCCCGTCGACTTGTCAACCGGCTGCGTGCTCTTCACGTATGGAAGTAGTACGTTGCGTAAGTCCCTCACGGCCTTGTCATGCACTCTACCATAGGATATCGTGTACTCGTTGAACCTGCCATCCTCATCTTGAATTATAGGAGTCGCAGTGTGGTCGTTGTTCCAATACAATCCGGCGTATCCTGCATATCTGATGGCGAATATGTAACCCTTAGTGTCCAAGTCTTCCAAATCCCCATCCATGTCGGCAATCGTTTGGTGGTTGCTCAAACCGGCTACCAACCATTTTTCTTTTTTGGCGTCCATCAAATCGCCTCCGGCTACTTCTCCTATGTTTTGGTTGGCGTTCCTGTATGCAAGTGAACCCAACATGCTGCCCACGTCTGCCATCTTCTTTCCAACAGCATCCAATCCGTCAGCAAACTTGTAATCCTGTCCTATGCATACTGAGACTTTAAATCCTTCGTAAGTATTGCCTGAAACTGTCAATTCCCTCAAATTTGGCGCACTTGCAACTGAAACAGCGTCATAACCGTAACCTTCCAATACGATCTGACAAGGTCGAAATGTCCCGAATGCCCAATCATAGAACTCTTGTGCCGCAGGAATTGCGGTTGACATATATCCGCCGAACCCACCCTCGTAAAGGTCTGGGGCTTCTTCAACCAGCTGTGGTGTCCATGACACTGCCAACATTCTGATTTTGCCCTCAGCATCTGCAATCATCTTCTTTCCGTATGTGGCACCAAACGCAGCATCCGGCTTTCCAGGATAAAACATAAGATAAAGAGTGTTACCTTCCCCACAGATACGGAAGAACTCCGATATGTGCCGGAATACTCTGACATTGTTCGCCGTGTCGTAAGCCTTATCGATTCCGTAAGCTGCAGCCTCCTTCAGAGATGTGATCTTGACGGTTTGGCCAACGGCTATTCCAAGGATGCCAGCCCCAGCATCGGCAGTGACAGCAACCCCATTGGCAAGCAATCCGCAGATTGCATCGTCCCTGTCAAGAACGTTTGCTCCAAGTGTGCCTCTTGTTATATTTACTCCCTTTAAACTACCCATTGTCTTTATTTTTAGATGGGGCCGAGCCTAAGCCCAACCCCAAATGGTTATTCATTAGCAGCCTGATTGACCATTATTGTTTTCTTGACCGTAGGATCAGAGTCGAGAGACACGGTGAACGAGCCTGATCTTGCCGGTGCAGATGTCTCCGAATTGGAGGCTACCTGAACGCAAACTTGGTTGCCTGCCTCTTCTACCGTGAACCAAGAATCTGATGCATCGTCGTTTACAACGGACCAGTCTCCGGTCGCAGTGACAGTGACGTGTTTAGTTCCTCCATTCTTCGTGAAATCTGCCAATGCCGAAACACTTACAGAATGCGTGTATGCGCTGACAATTGCGCCTATTGCCTCCGACTTCTTCGGAAGACAGATGAACATCTGCCTAAAGTTCAGCAGATTTCTCTGATTCAATGGGTCAGTCTTTGCCTCTGAGTAATACATCTTCGTCTCACCCTTCGCCTTGAACATGCGTGGGGCATAGAAGGCGATTGACGCCTGAAACTCGCCTGCGCTTGCAGTAGAACCGAATGATTTCTTAACACCTGCTGCGGTATAGATCGGGTTGTTGACATATTCGTACACCTCGAAACTGTACAAGTTGGAAATCTTCCCGGTTGTGTAGTTGTAATACTGATCGGCAAACTTCTGGTCAGTCAGAAGCAAGTCCTGCACGTGGTCAGAACACAACACCAGGCGACGGCCCTGCAAAGGAACTTTCAAGTCGTCGAACCTCTTCTTCATTGCGATGATGTCTGCCCTTGTCATCCTACGTTTCCCTGCCGAATCAATGTCACCGGTGGTGAATAGCACTGGTTTTGACGCGGTGTTCTCAGAAGGTCCAAAGGCATGTATTGCCTTATCATGCTGTTTGATGGCAAGTGCGTTGCCGTGCCGTTCTACCACGGAGCTGATCTTGTCGTATGCGATGGCGTAGAGTTCGTCATCCGTAACTGGAGTGGCTTTCGTCTGGAACTTGTCCAAAGAGATGGATATGTCACCATCTTCCAACGCCTGTGTGTCGATAGGGTATGTCGTGTTGTTTATCAGTACGTCCGGGTCTCCTCCCACATCCACGAGGTGGATCACACTCTCCTTAGCATATCTGGAGTAATCTGGTATGCCGTCAAGGAACGTGGCCATGTCGGCATGGTTCATCTTCTTTACCAATTCGCCAGTCCACACCTCCGTCAATACCCCTGCGCAGGCGGAACCTTCCGGCATGAATTTGCCAAGCAACAGAGACACGACTAATGCCACGCCCGCACCTACAAATGCAGGGATGCCTATTGTCGCGGCAATCAAACAGCCCATCAGAACGTTAAACAACAACGAACTGACTAATCCAATAATCTTCATCTTCATCTTTCTTACTATTTAAATGTTACACTTCCGTCAATTGCCATACTTGGCGTCAAACAATTCCTTGAATTTGGCATTGTCCGTCTCCTCCAGCTTCTCCAAACCTCTGGGGTCTTCCTTCTGCCATTTGTCCCAATCCCATCCGTCACGTCCTGCGCCTCCTTTTCCTGCCGATTGTATTTGTCCTACAATCGACTGAGGGGCGGTCATTCCGTTAAGCAGTTCGCCTAGTGCGTCAACACCTTTCACCTCCGCGAACTCCTGCAACGACTTGCGTTGCGACTCGCTGATTTTCTTTGCTGCGACGGCCGTGTCAATGACAGCCTTCACCTGATTCGCTGTGATTTCTTTCAGCTTTTTCTCCGAGGCATTCATCTTTGCCTCGATGGCTGCTTCCACCTCCGCATCCGTCGATTGTTCCGTCACACCGGACAAACCGAACTTTGCGATAAGATTTTTCTTGTCCATTTTTTCTTCCTTTTTTGAGTTAATAAAATAATTGTCATATATGTCAGCTTTCGCTGTGAATGCCCCCATCAGGGTCATGTCCTTGTATTTGTCCTTCGGATCTTCCGGAGCCAGTTCCACCTTGTCGACTATTCCGTCAATCAGTTTCTCCTTTAGCGCCTCCTGAGCATCGAACCAGTTGTCTCCTGACAGCCATGCCTTCAGTTCCTCTGCCGTCTTACCTGTCCGCTTTGAATATGCCCTGGAGAAACAGCCTTCCATGCTTCGCAGCATCTTGGCTGTCTTCTCCATCTCGTCGGCCGTTCCATTTACATACGCCGATGGCGCATGAACCATCACAAAGGCATTCTCTGCCATGTAAACCTTCTTTCCCGCACTCATTATTATGCTTGCCATGCTGGCAGCAAGCCCGTCAACGTAGATGTTGACCTGCTTCTTGCACGATGAGATGGCGTTATATATGAGGTTGGCCTCAAACACGCTACCGCCGACACTATGCATGTGTATGTCTATCTCGTCACTTTCGGCTACTGCCTCGTTGAAACGTTCCAGAAACCGATCTGCCGAGTTGTCGTTCCAACTTGCAATCTCCCCGTACAATTTTATTTGTTTGCCCATTTCCGTGCTTTGTTTTTCTGCAAATGTAATGTCGACCCAAAAGCAAAAAAAGCTTTCGGACAATACTTGAACATGACTGTGCATCGCTTGTACTGATCTTTGTCTTGGCGGGTTACAAGCCATTACTTTGCCGGACAAAAAGCCCTTATTGGGTGGTGTTTAATGGCATTAAATAGATTGACAATGGCAAAGAAAGAGATGGGGACAAAGAAGGAACTCGCACGGCTCTACTACATGAATGGCGATTCGCAGAATGTTATCGCAGACAAAACTGGAGTAAGCCGGAACACTATATGCAGGTGGGTATCTGATTGCGGGTGGGACTTGGAACGTTCGGCCAAAAGAATAACAAGGACAGAGGTGGCCAACAAGATGCTGCGCAAACTCTCCGAACGGCTGGACGATGCGGATTGGACGCCTGACGACCTTGCGAAGGCTGCTGCTGCAATAGAGAAGCTGGACAAGAAGACAAACGTGGTTACTATCATAGAAGTTTTCGCCCAGTATAATAACTGGCTAAACTCGCGTATGAGGCTTGACCCTGAACTGACACCAGAAATGGTGCACGTAATGACGAAGTATCAAGACCTGTTTGTCGCGGAGAAGTCTGACGCAACAATCGAATTCAAGCAATAAGAACATGGCTGGAATGACAGAGAAAGAGGCTAAGCTATATTGGAACAAGATAGTGAAGCGCACGATGGCCATCAAAACGGTGGACGACGTGGAATCGGCATCCGAAAAATCCAAACGCATAAAAGCTCTTGAAGGTGACTACGTTAGATGGTTCGAATACTATTTCCCAAACTACGCGAAGAAGAAATGTGCCTGGTTCCATAAAAAGCTGGCCAAAAATGTCATTTCCAATCAGCGTATAAAAGAGCTGGCAGAATGGTTTCGTTCGGCCGCCAAGTCCGTCCATATCGACATGGGCATCCCTCTGTTCCTCTATTATGCACGCCAAGACCTCGGATTTATGCTGCTGGTCGGAGAAACGTCCACCAAGGCAGCCAAGCTGCTCGGCGACATACAGGCGCAGATAGAATTCAACCCACGGCTTATTTCCGATTACGGGGTTCGCAGGCAGCAGGGTGATTGGGCGGAGGGAGATTTCTCCACGACAGACGGGGTGCGGTTCATGTCTCTCGGATTCCTTGAAAATCCCCGTGGTGCACGTGAAGGTGACCGCCGTCCCGACTACATCGTAGTGGACGACGTGGACAACAAAAGGCACGTAAACAGCGACCGTCTGATGGAAGAGGGGGTTGCATTCATCACCGAGGACGTTTGGGGATGTTTCGACGCGGAAGACAACGGGCGCGAACGGTTTATATACGCAAACAATAACTTCCACAAAAACAGCATCACGAACCGGCTGAAAACCTATTTCCTCGAAGCCAAGGCGAAAGCCAAACAGAGCGGAATGAAAGACGAGTTTGACGTGATGACCGTCTGTGCAGTTAAGAACCTCGACACCTTTGACCCGGAATGGCCTGAAAAAACTTCCGCCGATTATTGGAAAATGAAATTTGAAAACATGCCATACCGATCTTTCATGCGCGAGTATATGCACACGCACATCGAAGAGGGGTCGATATTCCGCTTTGAGGATATGATTTGGGGGGACATGCTGCGCCTCGACCGCTACGACGGGCTCGTCTTCTACGGGGACTTGTCATACAAGGAGCAGGGCGACTACAAGGGTCTTGTGCTCGTCGGCAAGGTGGGACGTCAGTTCCACATCATACACACTTACCTGCGCCGTGGCAGCCGGGCGAAGGTTGCCGAGTGGCTTTATGACCTCTATGAGGACAAACGCCTCGATCGGTTCAACATCCGATACATGATTGAGGGGCTCTTCGCCATGGACGATTTCGTCAACGACTTCGACATCGAAGGTGACAGAAGAGGATACCACATACCAGTAGTGGCAGACAAGAGGGGGAAGGACAACAAGTTTGACAGGATAGAATCCATGTGCGGACATTTCGAGAGGCGCAACGTGCTCTTCAATATCAGGGAAAAGGAAAGTCCTGACCAAATAAGGCTACGAGACCAGTTCCTCGCTTTCGAGAAAGGAAGCAAAGTCAACGATGATGGACCCGATGCCGTGCATGGGGCGTTCAAAGAGCTGTTCACTATCACAAGGGTCGACAGGTTTGACGTTGTTGTCACTTCCCGAAATGAGGTGTTGCAACGGGGAAAGAACAGATACTAACGGTTTAATCGGCATTTAAACAGCAATAATATGGCATTTATAACAGACAATGATTACGAGGTGCAGACACGGCAGGAAATTCTGAACCTCCTTGACGGGAGCGAACCGCATTCAGCCTTGAGGTCTGCCGAGAAGATGGCTCAGGATCAGATACGGAATTACATCGGTGGAAAGTACAACCTCGACACTGTGTTCGCAGAAGAAGGTGACACACGTGACATGTTCATCGTAATGATAGTGGTCGACATTGCCATCTACCATCTGTGGTCTAAGAAGGCACCGAGGAAAGTCCCTGAACATAGAAGCCTTAGATACCAGGATGCGCTGGATTGGCTGAAGCAGGTAGCAGCAGGTGCGGCCTGCAGCCTTCCTCCTATCGGGCAGGAAGATTTCAATTGCGACATCATAATCGAATCACGTAAGTTGAACGACAATAAATATTAGACCATGGCAAACAAAAATTTGATATATACGCAAATAACATCCTCCTTCAAAGACAGGACGAGGGCAGACATACAAAAATGGCGCAGTGCGCTTGTCATGGCGGAGAATGACGAATCGCCACACCCGGCATCGCTGCAGGACATGTATGACAACTTGTCTGCCGACGGACATTTCATAGCACAAGTCGGCTTAAGGAAGGCAGCGACCACTGGATATGGTTTCAGCATCGTTGACAAGAAAAGCGGTGAAATAGACGAAGAGAAGACGGAGCTGTTCAACTCGGAATGGTTCTACTCATTCATAGACAATGCGCTGGATTCGTTGTTCTTCGGCTACACGTTGATGGAGCTGCAAGACCCATCTTTGATGAAATTTGCGCTCGTGCCTAGGCGTAACGTGGCGGGTCGGAAGGGACTCGTTTTCCTTAACGACTCTGGTGACAAGAAGATTGACATCACGAAGGGATACGAGAGGACGCTCATCCATTGCGGGGACAAGTCTGAACTTGGCCTGATGGCTAACCTTTGCGGACTGCTGATTTGGAAGCGAAATGCGCAGCAGAGCTGGGCGGAGTTTACGGAGAAGTTCGGAATGCCGCTCATTTCCGCAACAACATCCAGAACAGATCCGGCAAGCGTAAACAAGGTAAACAGTATGTTGAAGACTCTAGGTGAGGCAGCAACCGCCGTTCTTCCAGAGGGGACATCCATCACTGTCACACCTTTCACAGGTGGTGACTCTTATAATGTTTACAACGAACAGATAGAGCGCATAAACGGGGAGATAAGCAAAGCTATAGTTGGCGGCACGATGACGACCGACAACGGTAGCAGCCGCAGCCAAAGCGAGGTCCACGAACGCAACCTCGACGACAAGATTGCTGAGACAGACAGGCGGATGATACAGTTTATCGTGAACAACCAGCTGATCCCGATGATGCAATATTGGGGATGGAATGTGAACGCAGACACGGACAAGTTCCTGTTCGACACCTCTTTTGAGCTGTCCTTGTCTGAGCATTGGAACATTGTCAGCCAGATGATGCAGAGATATGATGTGGATATGTATTGGTTGGCCAAGACCTTCAATGTGCCAATAATCGGAGAGAGAAAGGACATCGGGGGGATGGGCGGAGGATTTTCCGAAAATTTCGGGTAGGGGCAAGGTGGCTGCCCCAGCTTTATGACCTCGCCCCCTGCGCAGACCGTCATCCTAAGGCGGATTCTTTTAGCACAAATGAGGACATAAAAAATGAAATAGAGCGACTCGTAAAGGAGATTCATGATAACAATGGAGGAATAACCAGCGACAGGAAACTCATCCGGGAATTCGCAATGCAATTCATTGAAGCTCTGACGAAAGGATATGGAAAGGATATTGGCGTGCTCGAATACGGCTCGCCGGACTTCAATGCAATCAGCAAGTTGACCGGCGACATCTTCCAGTTCTCCGCCGCCAAAAACTGGAACGAGCTACGTGACATGACCGATGCCCTGCACGACGGAAACAGCATAAGGCCTTTTGACGAGTATGTGAAGGCTACGGAACCGATCATAGGGAAATACAACCAAAGATGGCTGCGTACGGAGTACAATCAGGCCATATCGTCTGCACAGTGTTCTGCCAGATGGACGGAATTCTTGCAGAACAAGAAGGACATGCCTTATCTGCAGTATCAGGCGGTAATGGACGAGAACACACGTGACGACCATGCCGCCCTGAACGGAATCATAAAGCGTATTGACGACCCGTTCTGGAATGAGTTCTATCCGCCAAACGGTTGGGGTTGCCGTTGTGAAGCAATACAACTCTCAACAAGCAAGGCAAAAGAGACTACAGACGACAAAATACATTTGCCTGCAGTACCTGCCATGTTCCGGATTAACTTCGGAAAACGTGGTTTGGCTTTCCCGCCCGGGCATCCATATTACAATCAGATACCCGATAGCGAATGGGACAAGTTAAATGCAGACACAAAGCACGCAGTAAACAAATACTACGAGAACAAGGTGTTGGAAATTGCACAAGAGATGGGCATAAAAGACGATGATATGGTTTTAAAGTCAGAAAATTTGCGTTCAGGCAAGTTGATAGTTACCAAGAAGTCTCTAAGAGTATGTATAAATCATGTTCCGGGTTGTTTTAAAATGGCTGTCATAAGCTGCATAAAGAATATTGACAAATGGGTTCCAGTAGATAATCCTAATATTGGAACAAAACGATATGAGAACTCGTCAAACGGCACTTTCGAGAAGTATAATTATTATACAATGAAGTTAGGAGATAGCGAATTATTCATAAACATTGGAGTTGAAAGGCAAACAAGAGAAGAAAAGCTCTACGCCATAAAAACAAAAGAAGACAAGTCCAAATGAAACGGTCTCTCGATTAACTCAAGTTGCGATTTACTCATTTGAATTTGTCCTCTGTGCAAATATACGACTAATAATTAAAACTAAGATATAAACACACTTTAAAAACGACAACATCATGTTTGAAGCAATTAAGCAATTCATCTACAACCGTAGAGTAGAGAAAGAGATCGTTCGTGCAGATGAGATGCACGAAAAAACAGGAAGGAAGTATATGGTAATGAACTTCAGGGGTCGTCCCGTGACCTTGTCCAAGCAGCAGGTGAAACGGCTCATAAAGCAACACCGGCTACACGCAACCATAGGGGCGATTGAGGATATCGCCATCTATATGACAAAGTAGTTTTAACCCACCAATCCAACAATGTCGGATTGATACATACGAAATGATATGGCACAAACCAAAGTAGAACTGATTCTGGAGATGAAGGACCGCATGAAGACGGCCCTTCAAAAGGCACGGGAACAGGTGAACCAAAGCACTGCAGAGATGAAGGAGAAACTCAGCTCGTTCAAGAAGGCTGGTTCTGAGGCCTTTCAGGCCTTGTCGGACAGTTGCCCCATGTTGGGAACCGCGATCAGGTCTCTCATCAACCCCATCTCGGCTATTGTTGCAGCCGTCACGGCACTGTCCGCAGCAGTGACCGGATGCACATCCATGTCGCTAGACTGGGAGAACTCAATGGCGAAAATCAACGTCACGGCACAACTGTCAAGGAAAGAACTTTCCTCTCTCAGCAACGAGCTGATGGACATTGGACGGCGGAACGTGGCACCATTGCAGGAAGTGCCGGAGGCCTTCAACAAAATCATTTCTGCAGGACTCGACGCGAAACAGTCCCTCCAAGCCCTAGAACCTACGCTTAGGGCAGCGAAGGCTGGTTTCGTGGATGTGTCTACGGTTGCGACCGCAGGTGTGAACGTGATGAACTCCTCCGGGGAAGACATCAACAAAGTGTATGACGTGCTGTTTGCCACCCTCAACAAGGGTGCTGCGGAGATGGGGGACATCGCATCCTACCTTCCGAAAATTGTTCCCGCATCCAAACAAGCTGGGTTTTCGCTTGGGGAGACAGCCGGTGCATTCGCATTCCTTACCGCTCAGGGACAGAAGGCAGAGTCTGCCACAACGCAGCTACAGAACTCATTCAAGAGCCTATCAGACCCTGCAAAAGTGGCGAAGTTCAAGGAGATAGGTGTCAACATCTATGACGCTCAGGGAAAGGCGAAGCCGTTCGTCGACATCATCAACCAACTCTCTGCAAGCCTTAACGGGCTGACAGACCAGCAGCGGGCTGACAAACTTGCCAAGCTTGGGCTAGACCAGGAGGCGTCCACCGCATTTGCAATCATGACGCAGAATGTAGGGAAGTTGAGTGGCATCATAGACGGAACCGTTAACTCACAAGGTGCGCTGAACAGGGCATACCAAGACAGTGTGACCGCAACGGACTATTGGAAGATAGCACTCAATAACGTGCGTTACCTGATGATTAAGATAGGAGACCTATTCGTGCCTATTGTGAAGATGGTGGGCGAATGGGCGGCCGCCTTCACAGAATGGCTCATTCCCGCATTGTCTTCGGTGAAGACCTTCATTGCAGACTGGTCTCCTGTCATATACGGGGTCGCAGCCGCATTTGCGGTTCTAAACGCCAACATCATCGCCACAACGGTATGGACAGGAATACTTGCAGTGAAGTCCGCCGTACTTACGGCTGCGCAGTGGCTGCTGAACATCGCCATGACGGCTAATCCTATCGGAATAATCATCGTCGCAATAGGTGCTCTGATAGGTGCTATCGTTGCAATATGCAGGAGATATGAGGGATGGGCTACAGTATGGAATGCGGTGAAGGTGACGCTCGTAAATTCGTTCAAACAATATGTCGAGAGTTGGAAATTCGGATTTCAGGAACTGTGGTTCGGCATACAGATTTTCTGGCAGAAGCTGAAAGGGTTCGGGGAATATTGCGGACAGCTGTTCACGAACATAGGCAAGTCAATAAAGGCGGCTCTATCTGGCAATTTTTCGGGAGCGAAGACTATCCTTAGCCGGGACATAAAGACTGATGCCGACGGGGAGATAGAACGCCTACAGGCAGAACGTGAGGCTAATAGGCAACGTTACAAGAGCGAGAGTTTGCAGCGGGTGAAAGATGTTGCCTCCGCTTGGGGCAATGTGTCTCTGACAAGGAAGAAGGAGGAGGCTGTCGAAAAGGCCGGCGAATTGGATGGCAATGCAGGTGGTGGTGTGGCCGGTGGGGAAGGTTCCGGTGGAAAAAGTTCCGGTAGTGACAATACGGACGTGACCGGAAGCGTGACGGGTTCTGCAAAACAGATCAGGAACATTACCGTAAACATCGGCTCTTTCGTTGAAGGAGGCATCAACACTCAACATCAGGAACTCAACCAGATGAGCGGAAGCGAACTGGAAGACTTCTTCACGAACGTATTCCTACGGATGATCCGTAACCTTGAAACCTCCTATTGATGAAAGACTTCTCTACATTGGTCAATGGAATACTCCAGGCACTGAACAAAGTCCCGGAGCGGATCGGAACTGAGGCAGTCAACTTCAGCAAGGAGCGATTTGTGAATCAGGATTGGGAAGACACGACATCAGACCCATGGACTCCACGCAGCAGGAAACGGCGGGGAGGAACAAAACGTCAGAACGGAGCAATCTTGGTAGATTCAGGAAGGCTAAAACGCAGCATCCGCAAAACAAGCGTATCTCCAGAACGTGTAGTGATCGTCACTGACGTGGAATACGCTGCGCTGCACAACGAAGGCCTGAAGGGAACAGAACAGGTGAAGCAGCACACGAGGACAAGCCGCAAGGGAAAGGCCTACACGGTAAGAGCACACGCCAGGAAGGTGGACATGCCGGAGCGCAGGTTCATGGGCGATTCGGAAGAACTTTGCCGGAGGCTGGAGAACATTATTATCGACGAAATTCAAAATTCATTATTATGAACAGGATTATTACTGGGCTTCAGAGCCTATTCGAGACTAACGTAAACAAGTTTACCACACAGGGACTTGTCCCGCCCAAAACGGTGGACATCTACCTGGGGCAGACGCTGAACCCCGAGCAGTTCGAGTTCGAGACTCCGGCCATCTTCATCGATTTTTCAATCGACTACAGAAATTCGGTTGCTTATATTTATCTGCATTCTATCCTTGATTTTGGGGAGGATTCGGAAAATTTTGCCAACGATCCCGATGCAGGGTTGAACTACATACGCTATTTAAAGACCATTAAAAGAGTTGTTAAAGGGTACAGGCAGGGAAAGCCATTTGGCGTGTTCAGGCTTACGCAGGACAACCCGGTAAGTCAGAACCTCTTCCACTATCACCGCATTGACATAGAGTGCAACTTATATGACGACCCGGAAGAGGATCAGTACGAATTGGCCAACCTGGACGGTGACATAGAAAGAGGCACGTTGAAAGTGCCTGTTTAAAAAATCGAAAGCTGCCTATTACGGCATTCGGTGATGTTCTTCATCTCCTTAGCGTAAGGTATCGTGAGGTAGTTGTAGAAGGTTGTGCGCGAAATGTGGAACTTGTCCTTTATGTGGTGCTCATAAATGAACTCGTTGGTGATGCCAAGTCGATGTTTCTCAACATAGACCTCGTTCACCTCTTTCACCCGTTCAAGCAAGTATTTCCGTGTGTATGCCATAACCCAATAGTTTACACAAATATAGCACATTTTACACACAACAAAAAAAGAGGTCGATAGAATCAAACAAATTCTATCGACCTACACTATATGTTTTTGTATGATTTTATTTTGAAAACAAATACTTGACAACTAATATAAATATGCCAATAACGTTTGCCGTAGTTGTAGTGAGCAAGGTGATAAGAACAGAAGTGTCATTGTCCATTAGTCCGAATCCGGAAAAAAACATATAGGCAAAGACAACAACTATATAGACAACAAGAAACCAAAAAATCTTTATTGAAAATTCCTTCCTTTGGTCTCTGTCCTGTTCCCTGTCTTTTATGTCCTGCTCCAACCTCTTTGCTGTGAGGGAATCCTCGCTATGAACATTTTGACTGTTTCCCGTCTCTATGTCTACTGCACTTTCAAGACAATCAATTTCTTTTGCCATTGTTTTCGAGGATAAGCTTTATGACGGAATCGTAATACATTTTTGTCAGGCTGTCTGGTATTTCTTTGTTCAAACCCTCTTTATAACTTATACTCCACGGTGTACCTCCCATGTGTGTTAGGTCTACCAATTCTCTTGCGGTACTTTTCCCGTACCTCTTCCATACTATCCGTACAATAGACTTCGCATCGTCCTCTTCTAATATCGGGGTGCAAGCTACGGGGTCTCCATTTGAATCTATACCGCTGAATATAATTCCCTTCTCTGTTATGTTCGTGTTCCTGTACTGTTTGAATGTGTGGTAAACCGACGGTATTACAGGCCCGTATTTCCATGCCTCTACAGTGTCGAATCGAGGGTCTATCAATAGTTTCTCTCCTTTGAACAACGACAATCCGAACCCATGGGCAATGTAAACAAGTTTCAACAGCTTCAATACGGTCAGGTCTTTAACCCCGTTTTTCTTTGCCAGTTCAATGAACTCATTAGCCACCGATATCGCATTATTATTCATAATCATTCAAATTTGCACAAAATTAAAAACTTTTGAGGTCATCCGCAAACATCCAACATGTATTTAACTATGGTTACATGTCCATTTAAACAGCGTTTGAACACAAAAAAAGCCGTCACAAATTATCTGTGACGGCTTTTTTCATGCCCCTTGTTTCCATATATCCTCCATTTCGTCTATCATTTTTTCGGCCGCCGCCCAGCCGGGAAAGCCACCGAGGTTCTTGTCGTCGATGTAGCAGTGCGCATACACCTTGTTGCCTCCGTCGCCGTACTTGGTAAGGTTGTCCGGGTTGTGGTCGTTCACGCGGTCGAAGGCTATTCCTTCTTGTAGCAGCCAATTAATTGCATCCAGCAGGTTATTACCTGTGCGGCAAGTCCAGATGATGATGTAGTGGCCACGAGCGTGCAGGTCGTTGATTGTTTCCTTGGCGTATGGCATGGCACCTGTTATCACCGGAAAGTTGCTGCGGCATATCGTGCCGTCAAAGTCTATCGCTATTATCATTCTGTATTTTGTTAAGATGCTCAATTATGTCCTTCATGTCTTCCGCCGTAGGTCGGACGTCCGTCTTGTTTGTAACGTACACCGCCTTCTTCCTCTCCTTCGCATCGTACATTCTCCAGTCGAAACCGAGAAGAAGTCGATTTACCTCCTCCATGCTCCTTATGTTGTTTCCGATGCAATGATAGGCGCCGTAGTAGTCGCGCACGCAAGCCAGCACCTGTCCTGCGGTCTTCCAATACGTTATCCTGAGTCTCGCCCCGTTAGGGTAGCCGAAGACAACGAAGAAGAAGCACTTCGAGTTCCACGCCCCGAGATAGGATGAGCTGTTGCCCTTCACTATCTCGGACGTGCGGAACTCCTCTTCAGTTATGCCAATCTTCGTCTTCGTCCTCATCCATCTCCTCCATGTCTCTATGGTAGTCGTACCCGTCGCTTAGCACACCGCTTACAACTTCCGCGAATAGGATTATTATTCCAAACAGGCAGGCGAGGAATATTGCCGACAATATAAACTCTTCCATATTATGCCTCCGTCATTCCGAGAGGAATGTTCTTCCACTCAACGTTCTCTTGTCTAACCTCCGCCCTAATGAACTGCCTCGACACAACGGGCTGATAGCTCTCGTTTATTATTCGAACACCTTCTATGAACCTCTCATCGCTGCTCTCGTTAGCCATCTTCTGTAGCTGTATAACACGACTTGCCTTCAGATTTCCTGCCTGATCCTTAGAAAGAAGTCTAAGCACAGCGTTCACCAGCGCACGGCTGTCGTCGTCCTTCGCAAGACTCTCTATGTATTCCTTCACCATTGCGATGCCCTCGTTAACCGTGTCACGGTAACCGTCCAGGCAGTACTGACCTAGCGTTATGCGTTTAGTACCATCCTCCGACGTGAACGTGTGTGTACGCTGCTCATTTTTCACGTTAAACAACTCCGACTTCATTTCTAGTGCCGCCCTGAAAGACTCGAGGACCTGCCTCTTCGTCTCTGAGATACCATCAGATATACTCTGCAATGTGGGTATTGCGGCTTCTATAGTCTCTTCGACTAATGCACTGTATGTCTCACGCTCCGTCTTGCGGCGTGCTTCTGCCTCCTTCTTCGCCTTTTCCGCCTTGTAGGCTTCGAACTGCGCCTTCTCTTCTGCGGTCATTTCTACCGCTGTTTTAATAACTTCCATCTTGTCCTATTTATTAGCAATTTCTCTTATTATATCCTTCAATTCCCGCTCGTAGCGTGAGTCCCCCTTCACGTTTATTACAGAAGGCAACCCGCCGTACTTCATCACCACGCTGTCAACAAACAGCAGCGTGTCGCTGTCTTGTATTGCTTCTGCAATTACTGCAGACATAGCGCGGCTAGGAACTTCTATTCTCCAGCCTCCGCCGAAGTGGCGTTCAATCATCACTTCCATTTCCTTTGTTAGTATTTAAATTTATAAATCCGTTAGTTTTGCATACTTTCTGAATGCGAGGTCGAAGTCCTCGAAGTCGGCTGCGAGGTACTTGAACGCCTCCGGCTGCTTTACCAGTTTGTTGAAGCTACGCACATATTCGTCGAACGCAAACTGAAGGCGCTTGCTGTTGTACTTCAGCTCCCGCACTATCTTTATGTGCCCGTCCATCAGCCCTTCACTCTCATCAACAAGGGCTATGGCTTCCGTATTTAGCAGGTGCGCTGCGCTAAGCAGTGCCGCTACCTTTTTCGCCCTTTTTTCGTAAGTCGCCTCGTAGGCGGCTGCCACTAGATTTGTTGTCATTTTTCTTTTGTTTTTAGTTTTCCTTTCCATACCGGATAATAAGCAGGGCATAGGAATAGCCCCTCCGTATTCTTGTCCTCCGCCTGGCTGAAGTCCACGTTGCGGGAGCGGTGCCTGGCGCAGTGCGTCTTGTCGCACTTCTTGTTGTTGCAGTACTGTATCATCTATGTGCCATGTTTAGTTGTGCAGTACGTATCCCATCGAAGCGATAGCCGAGCAACAGAGACATCTTCCTGTCCGTCTTCCTAGTCTTCTGTGCGAGCAGCACCCGCTTCTCGTTCAGCTCACGCAACAGCTGTTCGTCCGTGTTGCCGTTCTCAATCTTAATCTCCAAATCGGAGATTTCAAGCTCCAATTCCATCGCCCTAGTCATTGCTGCCTCCTTTCATCGCTTCGCCGGCTTTCGCCTGTTGTGTCGCGTGGTTCCAATAGTTGTACAATGCGATCAGTCGAGCCTCCGGTATCTTGTTCAGCGTTGCGTATCCGCTCTGCCTTGTCACCACAGCCTTCACTGCTGCCATCGTCATTGCCTTTCCTACCGTCTTGTGGTAGCCGAACACGGCAGCGATTACCCGCTTGCGCCACGTGTCCATCTTATCACCAGTAGGCTGTTTCCGGTTGCCTTCGAGAGCGCCGATTACGGCTGCAAGCTCAAGGTTGCTCATGTCCTTGCTGCTTGTTTTTCCGAATCCATAAAGAAGTGCCTCCTTGTCTTCTTTATTAAACCCTTTCTTTGTGCAAAGGGTGTGAAACTTCTTCAGCAGCCTTGCGTGCTGTAGCTGTCCTGTTGTTTTCGTTTCTGTTGTTGTCATATCGTTTGTTTTTTTAAGTCAAAATCTTGTGCTCCCTTATCCCATATAACGAAAGGAGAACCTCCGCCGAATCGGCTCTGAGGATATGCCCTGAAGCCTTGCACGTATATCTTCACGAAGGCGTCGTACTTTACGCTCATCGCAACGTTGCCCCTCGGATTAGCCCCCTCTGCGTGGCTGATGTAGATGAATAGCTTACGTGGAAACATGTCCCGCAACCGCTTGTATTCGTAATAGTTCATCCCAGTATATTGCAGACTGTCGATTATCACCACCTGCGGGCTGCGCTGTTTCTTAAGCCGCTCCTTGAGTTCTGCCATGTCCTCCTTGTCCAGCAGGAGGAAGTTGCGTTTAGCATCGCTCATCCCGACCTCCTCAATGGCGCGCTGCATGGATGCGCTCAGGCCTTCCTCCAGGCTGTCGTAGCCCACCTTGCAGAATCTGGCCAGATACTTCGCCAACTGGAGTGCGAACCTTGTCTTTCCGTTTGCGCTGCCGCCCCATATAAGCCAAGACCCCGTCAGTTCCGGGCTTCCTATGCTAGCCAGCCATTCCCCGTCAAAGTCTATCACGTTAGGCTTGTAGTTGCGTATCTGGGTTACCGTTAGTGCTTTCTTCATTGCTTTCAATCCCTTGTTTAATCAGCGTTTAAACGGTGGTCAACTTGCGTTTGCGAAGCACCGCGTGTACTCTTCTCTTCACCCTCCTGAGGTCGCTTTCGCTGTCTGAGATTATCGACTCTATGTCTGCCGTCTCCGTTATGCCGTTCACTTCGCAGATGGCAGTTATGTCTTGCGCCGTCACCCCTTTAAGCTCTAGACATTTCCTTCCTAAACGGCTCCATATCTCATTGTATCCTCGCTTGTTCAGCTTAATTCCCCTCTGTATTCGCTTCTCAAGGTGCGAGGTTGCGCACAGCATTATTCCGCATTCGTCTTCGAGGTTGTTGTATAGGGTAATGAAGAAGTATAGTACCTGATCACTCAGCTTGTCCGCCTCATCCAATATTAAAACAGGGGACTCCTGCATCTTCAGCGACCGCACCGCTTCATGCATCATCTCGCCAACGGTGTAGCCTGTGTAGTCCTTTCCCATCGACGTGAGAAGCTCTGTTAAGAACATCTTTCTATTCCAATACTCGTTACAACACAGCAGGTAAACCTGCTTGTGGTTTGCGGCGTACTGTTTCAGCGCGAACGTCTTTCCGCTGCCGGCGTTGCCCGTTACGCCCATCACAAGGCTGTTCTCCTTCACGTCATCAAGCAGGAATTTCAACTTCTTGAAGTCCGTGGTCTCCACTGCCTCCCATTTGTCTTCCTTGCAGCCTATCTGAGCCGCCACATTGCGCCACATTTCGTCTTTAATCAAGTCCCACTTGCCGTTCAGCATCTGTGAGATGGTGGCACTACTTACACCCTTAAGGCTGTTTGCCGCCTTGTTCTGTGATTCGTACCTGTCGCAATAGGCCTGCAGCCCATTCGCAATCTGCTGTTTTCTGATTGTCTCCATTGTGTTATGTTGTTAATGTTAATATTCGTCCAATGCGGAGAACATCTCTTCCGTCTCCGTCTTTATCGTCTCCACTTCTTGCACTACGATGTCACGTGCTTCATTTCTTCTGTCCTTGTGTTGCCCGCGACTGTCCGTTATTAGGAACTTTTGCGTCATCTCCAGCATCTTCTGCCCGTCAAGGGCTTTCGCCGCACCTTCCTGATAACCTACCATCTTGTTCTTCATCTTCTCCTTCATCCGCTCGTTGTAGGCACGCACCCGCTCCAGTTCCGCATAGTCGCCTTCCGTCCTCTCTATCAGAGCCATCGGCTGAACATACTTTTCCTCCAGTTCGTACTGCAGGGTCTGCTCTTTGTTTACTGCCAATGCCACATGGAGGTCGTCGGGGTCGTAGACCACGTGCCAGCGTTCTGCCGGATGGTCGCGGAACGTAAGGTCGAAGCAGTCATAGTCCCGTCTTATGCCTCCGATGATTATCTTCAGTCCGGAACCCTGCAACACGTTCGTCCGTCCGCTTGTTTCTCCATAGGCGAGCAGGTATTGCGCCAATGGGAGAGGAAGACGGTTTTCTGCCGGCATGGCGGTGAACTTCCCTACATAAGCATCGTGCAGTTCCGCACGTTCCGCCTCTAGGAATCGTACCACCTGTGCGCACACGCCTGCGAAGTCGGGAAACTGTGTTTTATGTTTCTGTAGGAAGTCTCCGTTTGGCTGCAGTTCCCTGCGGCTGGTAACGCCAAAGCCTGTCCAATTGGGCTGTAGCTGGCAGTACTTCTTGTTAAAGTACTTGAACCACGGCTCTATTATCTTTGCCTTCGCATTGCCTACTGCGGCGGGGGTTACCTTGTCGCCGCTGACTTCGTACAACGGTGTCAGGTTCTTCATCTGGTAGCGGTCGCTCTGTATCTGCTGCACCCTATACATCTGTCCGAAGAGTTGCTCCGTGTGCTTGTGTGCGTTTCGGAGAGCCTCCCGAATCAATGCCGGGCTTTCGTGCAAACCGATGGCGTAGCCTATCGGGTACTTGCAGCATGCGTCCAGCACCACCACCATCGTAATTCGGTTTGTGTAAGTTGTAGCCTTGCCATCCTTCTTGTCCTGGTAGGCAAGCTCTACGTCCCATCCGTCCATTGTCCAATAGTACAGCGGAAACTCGGGGGCTTTCCTCTTCACCTGCATGGTTCTGTCGTTTGCCCATGCCTTCGCCCCATGCCTGCGTGCGTAGATGTCGCTGTCCAACTTGTTTCGCCAAATAGCCACCGTGGAGCTTGTTATTGTCTTCCACTTCATCGTTTCCGCCATCATGTTGTATAGCCTAGAAACCTGTACGTCGTCAAGGTTGCGTGGGTCGCTTACCAATGTGGCGAGTACGTTCATCTGTCCCTCGTCCATCACCTTGGCGGCATTGCGGTGCTGCTCTATGTAGTTCCGGTGAATAAGGCATTCATAACCTTCCGACTTGTACTCCTTGAACTTACGCTCCAGGCTCCTTTCGTTCTCAGGAAGGTTGTGCGGGTAGCGTGTGCGGTCTATGTTTGCGGCGGCATCCTTCAACTCGCCCCAAAAGTTCTTCCCTGTAACTCCGGAAGACTTTCTCCTGCCTTTCCTTCGTTCTATCTCCCTGCCTATCGCATCCAGCACCACCGCATTGGCGTAGTACTCTCTTCTCCGCTGCAACGGAAGGTGGCGGCCGTCTGAGATGGTGAATTCATCGAAGTAGGCTGCGGCCTCACGGTTGTCCTCCAGCAGTTCTGCCAGGATGTTGGTCTCCGCCATCTTGTAGGCGTTGCCGCCGAGCAGTTCGTCCACCTTGGCCTTGAACCTATCGGGCAGGCTTTCGTACGCAACCAGCGCCTCGCAGCCTCGGCAGCCTCGCCGAACGACGTTTATGTCCTTGCGATAAGCTAAATTTTTATAGTTTCTCTCAGAAAACACTTTGTTTTCTAGCAACCATCTAGCCTCAATCGCCAATATGTTGTTGTAATACTGCATTCTTTCTTTGTTTTGTGGGGTGCGTGGAGT